TTTTTTTTGCCCGTTTTTGAGGATTCGCACCATGGAAGATAAGCAAGGGATGACAAAGGCGGTTGCCGGCGTGATGACGGACGCGCTAGCGGACGGCAGGAAGCCGACAACCGCTTCAAATCTTCCCCCCTTATCTAACAGGGGGGGACAGAAACCGAAACGGCAGGCAGGGTTCAGGAAGTCTTCGAATGTTACGAAACGTACATAACGGACGGTAAAGGAAACCTGTTAGGCGTTCCTCTTCGGCGCGGTGTATCAGATTCGGCTTTCATTGATCAAATTAGCTTTTCATTTCATGAAAAAACCTTTTTCGATAAATACGGCGTTCGTGTAAGTCTTTTGGAAGACGAAGATTTTATTCGCGCCGCGTCCATGCTCGCCGAAGAAGTTTTCGGTTTCGGTATCTACAAAGAATCCAAAGGTTCGGGCGGTCGTTTCTATGAGCGCTGTTGGTTGATGGGTTCGGAAGACGCCCTATACGGTCGCGTCCATTTTGGCGGCCAACAAAATACCATTCTTTTCGAACTGACCGGCACCGGTTGCGGCGTCGCAAAAGAAGGCTGGGAATCACGACTTTTCGCATTCCTGACTAATGCAATCCGCCCAAAAATCACACGCGTTGACATCGCAAAAGACTTTTTCAACGGCGAATACAGCCCGAACCAAGCCCGTGAAGACCGAAATAAAGGTATGTTTACCTGTCATCACGTCAAACCAAAAGGCGAATGTTTGGGGTCAGATTGGGAAGAAGACGATGAAGCCAAAATGACCAAAGGCAAGACCTATGGTATCGGCTCCCGTGAATCGTCCAAATATGTCCGCGTCTATGAAAAAGGCAAGCAGTTGGGCGATAAAACAAGCACATGGACGCGATTTGAAATTGAATTCAAAGCAAAAGACATCGTTATCCCTTTCGAAGTTTTGCAGAATCCGGGCGAATATTTCGGCGGCGCATATCCGATTTGCGAACGATTCGCCCAAAAGGCAACGCGCATACACGCGGTTAAGGAAGATAAGGTCATTTCAGCCGACCGCTACCTTGAATGGGTAAAAAAACAGTTCGGACGTGCGGCAAACGGTCTGAAATTCATTTTTCCCGAATTGGACAAAGCCAAACTGTTTGAACTGATTGAGCCGAGTCATCACAAGCTGCCCAAGTCTTTGGCTCCCGAAGCCTACGACTGCGCCTTTTTGAAAGCTCAAGCCATTCATGAACAGCCCGCATTCAAACCGTACAAAGACCCTTACTATATGTACGAATATTACGAGAATCTTGAAAAACAGCTTGAACAGCAAAAACACGTCAACAATGAAGAAAGCTATAACAACTTCATTTACGACAAATTCGCAAGACTACCGATTTCATGGGCTTAAAGTGTCTGCCCGAAAGACGTTTAATCACACAAGGAAACCAAAAAATGAACATCCAACTTCAAGGCCACATCGTCGGCGTTAAAAAAATCAACGGACAAATCGAAGGCAAGAGCTTCGACTATTGCTGCCTGATTGTCGCCACACCCTTAGACAGCTCCCAAGGCAACGCATTGGGCAGCTCTACTACTGAATACGATTTCGGCGGCTCTGCCAATTTCGAGCAGTTCCGAAACGCCCAATTTCCGATCGAAGCAAACCTGAACGTAGAAATCGTCACTACGGGCAAAACCCAAAAACTGAAAGTCATCGGTTTTCAACTCGTGAAGAAAGGCTGATTGAATGCAGAAAGTCTATGTTGTCCAGTCCGTATCAACAGGGGACTTTCTGTATCTCTCTCCTGAAACGGGCGACATCGGACATACCAAATTAATCACCAATGCCGATTATTTCTACGACTTCGAAGAAGCGATTAACGCAGGTTTGGAAGAAATCGGCAACCAATACGAATTTGTCGTATTCGGATTTTTGAAAGACTGATTTTCGGATGTTCGGCGGTCGTCTGAAAAACGCTCCATCCATTACCGCCAAACACTTTTTGAAGGAAAATATCATGAAATTTATTAACACCTGCCGTAAATACGGCGCAAAACTGGCTGTTGTAACAGCTGCTCCCCTGGCTTTGGCCGCACATGCAAATGCAACGTTGCCCGATACGGCAAAAAACGCTTTGGAAGCCGCAAAAGCGGACGGTATGGAAGCCGGTTGGATTGTAGTGGGCATTTTCGCCGCGCTTTTTGTATTTTCCATCGTTAAGAGAGTGATGAAGTAAGACGGCATGTACTACCAAGTCGGAAATAAATGTCTTGAGAAGCACCAGGCTGAAAACCTTTATTTCAGCTTGGTAGTACCAAGAATCAAAGAAAACGGACAGATTGTCAGGCCGGAATATAACGGCAGCCTGTGGAAGATGTCGGACGGTCAGCCGCTAAGGCTTTTATTGGCGGAATGCAGTCCGAAAGACAACCTGCAAAGCGGTCTTGAAACAGGCTGGATAGTATTCGGCATCCTCGCGTCCGTTTACTTTGTTTCCCTGCTGAAAAAGGTTTTGAAATGATGGATTTTTATTTTTATCTCGGCGTTTCCGTACCCGTATTAATCGGGGCGGTTCTGTTTAAGAATTGAGCGCATGAAGTTATGGTGTCAAAATCAGGCTTTCAAAACAACCTTTGAAAGGCAGAACCATGAACAAGCCGTTTATCACTCAGGCGCAGTTGGCACTTTATAAATATCAGCCGTCAAGCAAGTATTTTGGGCAATCGATGGCGGTTATAGCGCAATCTGAATTTGTTGAATTTGCGAAGATTAATAAGTCTGAAAATGTTATTGATTGTTTCTCTTTTTTCTGGAATAGAAGAATTAAACATGATATTTGGCTAATCTCATTTTCTGATAATTCAGAAATGGTAATTAAAGAATCTCTGAAAGATGGTCATAAAATATACAAATTTGAATTTTGCGAAATTGTCGATAATTGCAATTTTGATGATGTATTCGTTTGAAGCGAATGCAAATGCAGTAAAAATATCTGAAACTGTTTCAGTTGATACCGGACAAGGTGCGAAAATTCATAAGTTTGTACCTAAAAATAGTAAAACTTATTCATCTGATTTAATAAAAACGGTAGATTTAACACACATCCCTACGGGCGCAAAAGCCCGAATCAACGCCAAAATAACCGCCAGCATTTCCCGCGCCGGCGTATTGGCGGGGGGCGGCAAACTTGCCCGCTTAGGCGCGAAATTCAGCACAAGGGCGGTTCCCTATGTCGGAACAGCCCTTTTAGCCCATGACGTATACGAAACTTTCAAAGAAGACATACAGGCACGAGGCTACCAATACGACACCGAAACCGACAAATTTGTAAAAGGCTACGAATATAGTAATTGCCTTTGGTACGAAGACGAAAGACGTATTAATAGAACCTATGGCTGCTACGGCGTTGACAGTTCCATTATGCGCCTTATGTCCGATTACAGCAGATTCCCCGAAGTCAAAGAATTGATGGAAAGCCGAATGGAAAGGCTTGCCCGTCCGTATTGGGAAAAGTTAAGGAATCGTCCTGATATGTATTATTTTAAAAATTACAATTTTAAACGTTGTTATTTCGGATTGAACGGCGGAGATTGTTTAGTTGCTAAAGGTGATGATGGTAGAACTTTTATCAGTTTCTCACTTCAAGGAAATTCAAAATACAAAGAAGAAATGGATGCCAAAAAGCTGGAAGAGATTTTATCGTTGAAAGTCGATGCCAATCCCGACAAATACATAAAGGCAACCGGATATCCCGGTTATTCCGAAAAAGTAGAAGTAGCACCCGGAACAAAAGTGAATATGGGGCCCGTCACGGACAGGAACGGGAATCCCGTTCAGGTTGTCGCAACATTCGGCAGGGATTCGCAAGGCAACACCACAGTGGATGTTCAAGTAATCCCGCGTCCCGATTTAACCCCTGGAAGTGCGGAAGCACCGAACGCACAGCCGCTGCCCGAAGTATCGCCCGCCGAAAACCCCGCAAACAACCCGAACCCCAATGAGAACCCCGGCACGAGCCCCAATCCCGAACCCGACCCCGATTTGAATCCCGATGCAAATCCCGATACGGACGGACAGCCCGGCACAAGACCCGATTCCCCCGCCGTTCCGGACCGCCCAAACGGTAGGCATCGCAAAGAAAGGAAAGAAGGCGAAGACGGCGGGCTTTTGTGCGATTATTTTCCGGAAATCCTAGCCTGTCAGGAGATGGGCAAACCTTCAGACGGCATGTTTCACGATATAAGCATACCGCAGGTTATAGACGATAAAACATGGTCTTCACATAACTTTTTACCGTCTAACGGCGTATGTCCGCAGCCGAAAACCTTTCATGTTTTCGGTAGGCAATATCAGGCAAGCTATGAGCCGTTATGCGTGTTTGCCGAAAAAATCCGTTTTGCCGTACTGCTCGCCTTTATCATTATGTCGGCTTTTGTCGTTTTCGGTTCGTTGAAGGGGAAATAAATGCCATTACTTGCCGGTCTGATTCCACTTTTAGGCATACTTCTGAAAATGCTGATTGTCAGAATAATCCTTGCAACAGGTCTGACATTTGTAACCTATGCCGGGTATCTCATCGCGCTGGAAAAGTTCAAAGACTACACGTCAAATGCGATCAATTCCATGCCTTCCGACATACTGAACCTTCTTTTAATTTCGGGATTCGGTCAGGGGTTGGGCTACCTGTTCGGCGCATTCTCGTTCTTCATTGGTATGCACGCATTCAAAAAACTGACGTTTGTCTTTCCAGGATGAGGTAGAAGCATGATTTATCTGTTTACAGGAAACATGGGGACAGGCAAAACCTCCCGCGTCGTCTCTATGATTTTGAACAACGAAGACGGATTGTTCAAAATGAAATTGGAAGACGGCACAGAGGTAGACAGACCGCTTTATTTCTGCCATATCGACGGATTGGATAAACGGCAGTTTAAAGCCCACGAACTGACGGAAGAGCAAATCATGTCCGCCCCGCTTCGTGATGTCATACCGGAAGGCGCAGTGCTGATTGTTGACGAAGCGCACTACACTTATCCGGTACGCGCGGCAGGCCGTCCCGTTCCGCCTTATATTCAGGAACTGACAGAACTCCGCCATCACGGGCATACCGTTATTTTGATGACGCAGCACCCGAGCCAACTTGATATATTCGTCCGCAACCTTGTTTCAAAGCATGTACACCTTGAACGCAAGGCAATCGGAATGAAACAGTATTATTGGTATAAATGCGTAACCTCGTTGGACAATCCCGCAGGCGTAAGCGGCGTAGAAGTCGCAAGTTGGAAACCGCCGAAAGAAGCCTTTAAATACTATAAATCAGCAAGCCAGCACCAAAAGTTCAAGAAAAAAGTACCTTGGGCGGTTTGGGCGTTGATTGCGATTGTAGGGTTTGTAGGCTGGAAAAGTTACGGCATTTTTAAAGTTTACAGCAAAGCCACAGACAGCCGGATTGAGCAGGAAGCGCAAAAAGAAAGCGTTGTGCAGACGATGACGGAGCAGCCTGCATCATCAGAGGAAATGCCTTTAAAAAATTCAGACAATTTGAAACCTGAAGACTTTGTGCCGACTTTACCCGAAAAGCCCGAAAGCAAGCCTATTTATAACACAGTCCGACAAGTAAAAACCTTTGAGCAAATCGCCGGATGTATAGACGGCGGAAAATCAGATTGCACATGCTATTCAAATCAAGGAACACCCTTGAAAGAAATAACAAAGATAATGTGTAAAGAATATGTGAAAAACGGGTTGCCTTTCAATCCTTATAAGGACGAACAGCAAAGGACGGAACAGGTGGAACAGTCCGCGAAAGCGGACAAGCCGCAAGTTCTCGTAATGGGCGGAAAGCCGTAGCAAAATCTCATGTACGACAACTGAAGAGCGCGGAAAACCGTTTGAAGGAATTGGCGGCGGAGTCGTAAAGCAGAAAGTTCAATCCCTACCCCTCAGGATGGCTTGAGCTGAGTGAAGGGGGTTAATTGCTAGAATGGCTGTTTTTTTTAAAGTGTCTCAGTCTGGAATCGCTTCGTTCGGGGGTTGTAGGTGCAGGAAAATAGGGCAGAAAAAAGGAAAAGGGGGAAGCTTTGTAAAGATTGGGCGCGCTTTTTACCCAATCTTTATGAATACCCCCTTTTCCTTTTTTATGAACTGTTTTTCAATACCGGAAACCCCCGAACGGAGTGATTCCAGACTGAGATACGCCCAAAAAAAATCAGACATTCGGGTCGCAACAGAAACCTTTACCAAAACCTGCGACCCCAATAAAATCAGATACGGCAAAGGCGATAAGCTTCAAGCCCTGAATGAGTAAATCAGCCCATTGAGGGCTTGGCGTTTGACGAAACACCAAGTAAAGCCCACGACTTCGAAAGTACGGCCAAAGCGTACAGCTTGTAAGAAAGATAGAAGCGTGGGCTTTCGTACATCTTAAGTTTGAACACTATCTAGGGCAAAAAGCCCGAATTAATAAGGTTAAACCATGTACTTAGGAATAGACGTTTCAAAGCTCACAATAGATTGCTGTTTGATTGTAGACGGTCAAAATTATCAAAAGAAGTTTCAGAACAACAAAGGAGGATTTGAACAATTAATAAATTGGCTACAAAGTCATAAAGTAAACGATAAGCTCCATTGCGTGTGCGAAGCAACAGGCACATATTACGAAGCATTAGCCGAATATCTTTATTCAAGATATACAATTACCGTAGAGAATCCACGAAAGATAAAAGGATATGCGATAGCAGAACTACAACGATCAAAAACAGATACACAAGACGCAAAGTTGATAGCCCAATATTGCCAAGACCGAAAGCACAAATTAAAAGCATGGAAACCGCCGACAAAAGAACAGAAGCAATTACAGGAAATCGCCCGATATTTAGACTATCTGAAACAGCAACGCGCAACAGAAAAAGCTAAACAACACGAAGCACCCGACTATATCAAATCCCATATTCAAACAACTATTTCAAACCTGACAGCACAAATACAGATAGTCAAAAAGCAATTACTCCAGTTCTACAAAGACAATCCAAGTTATAACAATCTACGCAAAAGGCTGAAAACAATAACAGGCATAGGCGAGCAAGCGACAGCAGTATTGCTATCAACCTATAAAAGACATGAATTTAAAAATGCAAGACAGTTCACGGCTTATCTAGGCCTAGACCCTAGAAAATTTCAATCAGGAACAAGCGTGAACGGAAAAAGCAGAATATCAAAAATAGGAAGTTCGGAAATAAGGAAAAGCCTTTATATGCCTGCACTTGTTGCATATCGTTGTAATGCCTTCCCTGAATTTGTAGGGCGTCTGAAAAATAAAGGGAAGCATATAAAATTGATATTAATTGCCATCATGCGGAAACTGGCGGTAATAGCGTTTACGATTTTGCAAAACGGCCAAGATTTCCAAGTGGAAAGATATAAATAAAAAATTAAACTGGGCTTTCGCCGGTGATTTTCAATTTATTGAAAATAAAGTATAAATTAAAACATCAAATCCATTCAAAACGAAACAAACATCCCGAAAAAGTCGGGGTGCGCATTCTTGCAACTTCAAGAAATGTAAAGTTATTTGACCGTGAAATACACTATCTTTTTTTCAACAAGCCACCACAGCAATCAGACAAAAGCAACCCACCGCCACACCCATGTCGGCAGTACGGCCGGACAAACCACCATCCGAAGCGGCGGGGATACCACCCTCAAAGGTGCTCAGCTTATCGGCATAGGCATACAGGCAGACCCCCAACTACAACCCTGACGACTATTGGTGGAACCGATATTAACTGACCCCCAAAAGTTGGACAGTTTAATCAAGCGGCTTTCAGGGACTGAATTCTGTACTGAACAGGGCTCAGTCCTTTTAATTTCAACTTGATTCTATCGTTGTTGTAGTAACGGATATATTCGTGCAGTACAGCTTCCAATTCGGTAACGGAATCATATTTGCACGTATGGAAACATTCCGATTTCAACGTTCCGAAGAAACTTTCCATTGCCGCATTGTCCAAGCAGTTTCCCTTGCGGGACATACTCTGAACCAGACCGTTGTCTTTCAACTGCTTTTGATAAATATCATGGATATGCCGTTTCAAATCGGCATATTTGTCTTCTGCCGATTGGACAACCAATTGGTAATAGAAGGTGCCGCGTGGCAGTCCGACAATCACCAACAGCAGTTCAACGGATGGCATTGCCTTAACCCTGCGACGAGTTGCGTTCTTTCTACCGCACTTCTTTCCCATAGATTAAGGCATCGAGCTTTTTTAGGGCAGCCATTTCCGCTTTAAGGCAAGCCAATTCCGCAAGCAGTTCTTCCTTGGTTTTCAGATAGTCGGCTTTTTCGTTTCCGGCGGATGCTGTTTTTTCACGGGCTTTCTTCCTTTGGGTTTAGAGTTTGGGCTTTAAACCGTTAATACCATTCAAATGGTAGAGGCGCAACCATTGCAGCAAGATGGAGCAGTCGGGCAAATTCAGTTGGTCTGCGGCAGCTTTTTGGGACATTCCCTACCCCGCCACCAGGCGGATTGCCTCAAGTTTGTATTCGACCGAATATTTTGTCGTATGCTTTCTACGTTTGATGCCACTCTCTCCGTGTAATCTGTATTTTGTCACCCATCTGCGTACCAATGAATCGGAAATAGAAAGATGGTCTGCTGTTCCCTGCCAAATAGTATTGAACGACGGCAAGTCGGAATTCATCTGAATATTTTGCCATAAAAAACTGCACCCCCTAAAGTCGGTAAGGTGTCCAACTTTTGGGGTGCAGTTCAGAAGCGGTCTTTTTTTGCCTGCCGGTTTTGAATCATCCTCCGTGTATATTCCCTTGACGAAAAAAATGATGATATTACGGATACCAAAACTAAGGTCGTATCCGCCCCCCTACTCTCCCTAAGCAAAGAGATGAAACAGCGTATCGGCTCCCTGCCGGTTGAATTTTCCGAAAAAACGCGACGTAACCAGCATCAACATATATAAGAACAGCACAAATAGCATCAATACATCAGGCAACGAAAATGCAGAATAATGCACTTAATGGTGTTTGGATATCTGTTGTTTTGTGCTGTTAGTAATTCTTCTTTCTGTGTTTACAGTTTAGCAGTTGTACAGTTTTACAGTAATGTTTAAACAATGACTGATTTATTTTAAATGCAGATATTGTAGAGGATAAAAATGGCCAAAGTCCTTTCAGTAACATTTTTGATTTTTTAGCGAGCCTTCTCATTTCCCCGGCGAGATCGGCAATGGCAGCGGTACTTTGGCCGCCGATATGCTTAAGTTCAGTAACCTTAGTGCGTAAATCCAGTAACCTTAAGTTACGTAAACCATTAGCTGGCAGGGTGTGAGTTCGATTTGAGCAAGCATTATTTTGTCTCCTGTTGTACGGTTTCAGACGGCATCGGTTTGCCACGTTTGTACCAAGTGGCGCGGGAAATGCCGAGACTCTCCCACGGTTTATCGCGGCTGCAATTTTAAGCTCCTAAAATAAGTTTGCCTTTTTTGTACTAATTACTGCTTGGATAGTTTAGATTAGACTTAAGTAAATTTCGAGTGAGTTGTTTCACACCCTACCCGAAGCTCTAAAACGCACAGAAATCGCCGCAGCGCGCCAAAAACTGACAGAGCTGCGGCGGATGTTGGTGAGTAAAGGAGGTTAATTTAATTTCAGGTTAGGACTTTCCAATTCAAATTTCTGTTTTTCCAGAACCTGATTGATTTGCTCATCAGACAATCCAGCTTCTGTTAGGGATATACGAAGTTGTTCAACACGTTGAAGGAAAGCCTGTTTGGCTTGATACACACCATCAGCGATAAATTGTGCGTTCAAATCACTTTCAAGGCGGTAAAACTTAATGTTTGAAATACAGGAGTAAAACCAATCAAACCGAGCGGTCAGTTCCTGAATGGCTATTGTTCCGTGTGCTTCACTGATGCCTTCACGGCCTAGATAAACACTGCCCTGAATGTTCTCAAATCCATGTCTAGCCAAGATGGTTTTAATATCGGAGTAGGCATTGGTATAGTTATTTCCGTGGTAATTGTCTTTCAGGCAGTTGGTATCCATATCAAAGGTAATCAGGTAACGGCTCATTATTTTTCTCCTGTTGCGTTTCAGACAGCATCGGTTTCCCGCGATAGTACCAAGTGCGGCGGCTGATAACGAGCTTTTCCCACGGTTTATCGCGGCTGATAGTGTTTTCGGCGAGGTAGTCGGCACGTGTTTGAGACCACCAGCGAGTGATTGTGCTTTCAGCTACAATAATTTTGCTGCTTGCCCTATGTTTAAAAATCTATCCATATTGGATAGTTTAGATTAGACTTAAGTAGATTTCAAGTGAGCTGTTTAACCCTTAGCTAGCAAGGGTTTTGGTGGCGTAAGGTTACTGAACTTAAGCATATCGGCGGCCAAAGTACCGCTGCCATTGCCGATCTCGCCGGGGAAATGAGAAGGCT